AAGGTAACTGTTGATCCGCTTATTGTGTAATGAGTATCTAATGTTTTTAAAACACCTGCTACTGTTACATCTACTTCATTGTTAGCTAAGAAAGAAAAAGATATTGCAAAGTTAGTAGTACTACCATTACCAGTATGTGTAGTTGCTGTCGCTGTAGTGTTAGTAGCCATGATTAACTTCCTAAGTTGTAGTTTTTGTAATCTTCGTTCATTTTATCAAAAAACTTTTTCTTAATCTTTTGCTTTGCATTTATCCTAGCGTTATATTCTTCCGATGACATCTCTTTTTGTCTATAAAGATTAATACCTGCTTTTACAAATTGAGTATTGATTTTATTCATTTCATTAAAAATAAGTTCTGCTGCTAATTCACCCAAATCTGAATCCCTACCTTCATCTTCGATTGTTCTTTTAGCGTCTTGGTAAATATCACTATCAAAAAATCTATTCATAGCTTCTTTGATATTTATTTTATTAGGACCACCAACATTAATTTCAACAGTATTTACATAAATTTGTAATTTACTATATTCTTTTTTATCTAATTTTTTTGCTACAAAACTCTTTGAACCTACTCCTGTAAAATTAGAACCTCTTATAACTTCTGGTGGTGGAGACATCATTCTTCCTATTAAGGCTGTAGCTTCATACAATCTAAAATTTTTACTTTCACTTATAGGAGTTGTTGAAAACAATTCAAAACCTGCCCTTTGAGGATAAGTAACAAATTCATTCGTAATATGTTCTACTTGTGGAACTCCTGTACCACCAAGATTATATCCAACTGATTCTCTTATTTTATTGAGAATATTGTCTGCTATTTGCATAAAAGCATTTACTTTATTAAATTCTTCGTCACCATAATCTACATTTTCATTTGCAGTATCACCTGCCCTAGTTTTAGTATCTGGTTTTAAGAACCATTTTAGATCAGAATAATCACCTTCTTCTATAGCTTTTATTTTTGCTAGTTCATCTGTTACACCCATAATATTTAAAATGTCTTCTGGTGTTCTAGCTATTCTTTTTAGTAAAGAAGAATAAGGCAAAATACTATTACCAACTTGTCTACCAACATAATCAAACCATTTTTTCTTTGTATAACTTACACCTTCTTCTGGGTCTGCATTTTCTCCTAAATCTGGTACTGCTGCAATAATATTTAGAAGTTCATTTAAAGGTGCTGTATAAGTTTTGTTAAACATATTTCTACCTGCAAAAGCAACCCAAACTTTTATAAACTCACCAATATCTTTATCTTTTGTTGATAATGGAGCCATCTCTGCAAAGTCTAAAAATATTCTTACAAGAGAAGCCATAGGGTCAGGTATGCCTTCTAAACTTTTATATACATAAACAGGTTTACCATTTCTATAAACTATATCTCCATCTTCATCATATTTTAAAGTAGCAACACTATATGGCCGCCACCCATTTTTGTATTTAGAAATCCATTCAACAGCACCATTCTTATTGAAATAATTAGGACCACCACCTGTTAAAAACATATGTGGTGGTTCACCACCTACATGGGGGTCTTCGTTGTTTTTGTGTGCAGCCAACATCAAAAGACTTGCATAGGCATAACCCATTCTTATTTGACCAACTGTATTTTGACGCACTAAAGGGTCAGGACTTGCTAAGTCAGCCCTTATTTCTGGCAATAAAAATTCATTTACAAAGTTAAGGTTTTGTCTTCTACCTCCTATTTTGTTTTGATAAAATTCATCTATACCAAATCCAGCTTTAAAAGGTAATTGGTCAGGAAACCTTACTACCATAGGAGTATTGACATAAGGTAAATATCTACCTGATTCTTTAAACATATTTGTAGGACTTCTTGTAAATTTTAACCAGAACCTTACAAGAGGATTTTTTATAGCCATATTATTAATAAAGTCTGCACCCTTACCAAATAAATCTTCTGTTCTAATGTCTTGTGTAAATGTTATTTGTTTACCAAATTCTTTAGCTTTTAAAAGTATTCTTTCTGTTACTAGATCAGGAATGAATTGTTGTGGACCTGCACCTAACTCTGGGTCTACAAGTCTGCCTATAGGTCCTTCTTGCCCTTTTAAAAGATAGTGTATAACTCCATCAATATTGCTTTTTATATATTTATTTAGTTCTGACCCACTAAGACCTTTTTTCATTCCTTCGTTAAAAGAATAAAATGCTGTAGCACCAATAATGTTAGGAGTTTGTATTAATGCGTCATTTGCTGTCATTAATCTACTAGGCAACCTTAATGTTTTACCAGTAAAATCAATAGCATTAAAAGGAAAATATGGTGCATCTGCTGGAATAAGACCAGTTTTTCTTGCGATTGGTTCTATTGCTTTGTCTGCAAGTCTTCCAAAACTTCCTTGATTATCAGAAGAAATCATAAATCTTTGGCTAACTTGACCTTTCATGTTGCCAACATTTACAAAATTATCTTCCATATCCCATGATCTTTTCCATGTCTGTGCTGCAAAATCAAGGTTATAAAATAAAGCAAATAAATGTTCTCTAGCAGCTTTCAGTTCTGTAATACTATTAGCACCTGCAAAATTATTTAAAGAACGCATAAAGGTCATAGCAAGACCAGAAAACAAATTCACTTTCTGTGTGCTTGGTCCTGATAAAACTGCATTAATACCAATCTCATTCATTACTCGACCAAAGCCTTCTAATCCTTTCCATACATTAATTATGTTGCCACTCTTAACTGCAACTAAATTTCTTGGGTCGCCTGATATATCTTTTATTAATTGTGATTGTTTAATTAATTCAGAGTAATCTCCTGTTTGATTAGCTCGTCTAACAGCATCTATCATGTCATTTTTTAAATCAACATTTTGTTGTATTAACTCATTTAAAACTGGTGATACATCTATAGATTCTTCTTGTAATTTTTTCTTTGCAGCAGGTGTAAGGTCCATTATTTCGGCAGGTTTTTTACCCTCTAAACCTACATCTGGCTTCATACCCATAGTCTTGAAAGCTCTAGCAACTCTAGTTCTTGTACTAAGACCCATTGTTAACCAATCATCTACTTCATCTAATGCTTCTATAAGATTGTTTATTTCTGCTTCTATTAGTTTTGGATTCTTAGTTTTATAAGTTTCCATTAGTTTGTCGTTTATCTTTGCAACATTTTCTGTCTGCAAAATAATTTCTTGTGCTTCTGCATAAATCTGTTCATCATCTGGAAATTCATCATACAGTTTTGCTTTTAGTTGATGTCTTTCTTTTAATAATTTTGAATTAGCAATACTAACAACATTGTCATCTTTAGGTGTTTTATTACCTGCAAGCAAATCTAAAGCTTTTGCTTTTGTTTCTTGTTGTGATTTTCTTTGTGTTATTGAAGGAAAAGTATTATCATCTTTTTTCTTTCTTATGTTTGCTGCTAAAAATTCTTGTTGACCTTCTTTTAAGTTTGGATTTTTTTCAATAAAACTAGCTTTTTGTGGATTCTTATTAACATCTCCTAAGTCTAATTTTTTATTTGGAGTTTTATTTAAAACAGTATTTACTTGATCTTTGTATGTTATATCTGCTGGAATCTCTATAACTAATCCTTTTGTATTAGAAGGTGATGCGGTAGCACTACCTGTTTTTTCAGTAACAAAAGTTTTTACTTTTTTATGTAGTTCTGCACCATGTTTTCTAATTTCTGCTTCTGTAAAACCTTGACTTATAAATGTTTGTAATATTTTTCTTTCTTTATCTATCTTAAATTGAGTATCAGGTGCTTTCTTGCCAAGTCTTAAAGAATATGCCATCTTATCAAAATCAGATTCAAAAATAATTTTGGCACTACCATAATTAGGTTTTGTATTTTTATAAGCAGAAGGCATTACATAAGTTCTTACTTCACCTCCTTCTGTTTGTGGTTTTACTTGTTCACCTGTAGTTTGGCTTTTGATTTCATTTTCAAGATCAGTTTTACTAACTCCTTCATTTTCTAATTTTGTATTGATAGCTTCGTTAGCTTCGTCAATAATTTCTACAGAGTCGTTGATAGTTTTCTTTTCTTTATTAGTCAAACTACTATCAATTTCTTTAATAGTTTTTCCTTTATATTTAGTTACTATATTATCTAAACCTTCTACTGCACCTTTAAAACTACCTCCAAAAGTAGTACCAAGACCAAGTGATAACCAATATTCTTCTGGTGCTACTTCATCTCCAAGTATATCTCTTAAAAAAGTTTCACTAACACTTAAAGTACCTCCAAAAGCAGCACTTCTTCTTATACCTTTCCAACCTTTTGCAGTTACACCAAATGGAATCATTTGTATAAGACCTGCTGATATGGCTTCTGCTTGACTTATTTTACTATTATCACCTGCTAAATTTTCTCTACCTATTCTTTGTTTTTGTGCATTAATATTTAAACCATAACCAATACTAAATTGACTAATAAGATAAGACCCTATTCCATAAGGACCAAAACCTAATAATGGTGCTAAAGCAACATCAGCAGCAATACCACCACTAATTTCAATTCCCATTCCTTTTGCTAGTTTCTCTAACTCAGTTGCATCACTAGCTTTTGCGTCTGTAATTGTAAAGTTTTTATTTTCATAAAACTTTCTTATATTTAATAATCCTTTTTGAAACTTATCAGATTCTAAAACATCTCTTGGTATTAAATTATTATTGAATTGATTATATGAATAACCTAATTCTTGTTTCATTAACTTGTTAATGTTTTTTAAATCATTAGGTTTTTCAATAGGTTTATTACTAAAACCCATATCAGAGAATTGATTTCCTTGAAGAAAATCAAACATAGTTAAGTAATTTAATATTGCAGGTGAGACAGAAGCAGCTTTTTCTCCTTCGTCTTTAACTGTCATATCTTCAAATATTTTTCTAGTAATACTGAAATCTTGTTCTTTAAAATCAAAAACATCATTTTGATTTAAAAATAAGCTATTAACAGTATCACTAAAATCAAACTCAGTATTAAAATCTATAAGACTTAGGTTTTCGTTAAATAAACTACTACCAAAATCTGTTTTAAAATTAGTTTCATTTTGATTAGTTGTAAGTTCTTTTTTTTCAGAACTAAACTCTAAATTATTAGTTTGTGTTTGATTGCCAAATTCTAAGTTAGCATCATTATTTGTTTCACTAAATTCTAAATTACTGTCTTTTTTATCTGTATCTGAAAACTGCAAATTTGAATCTGTCATAATTTAAAACCACCCTTCCTTGATAGCACGATCAATAATCCTTAATACATTTTTATCATAATTTGGATTGGTTGCATAATCTTCAGCTTGTAGCATTTTTATTGCTTCTTGAATACTGCTTGCATTTACAATACCTTTTCTACTATAAGATTTAGTTGTAAAATTATCATTCCATTGTTTTTTGTATTGCATCATCATTGCTTTGATATTATCAAATGTCTTAAAGTCTGCTTCTTCTACTTGTTCACCTTGACCTCTAAATTCGGTAGTCAGTTTTCTTTCAGACTCACCTCTTGCAACTTCTGAAGATGTAGCTTGAAGACCTAAGAAATTATTTTTTGCTGATTGAGTCTTACCAAAACCTGTTTCTTCCATAGCTTGTGCAGCTACAAGTTCGGGATATTTAATACCTATTTCTTTGGCAATATTATAAATAACTTGGAAATTATGTTTTTCTCTAACAGGATTAAATGGGTGATCTTTTTCTGTAATTAATTTATTTACATCAAACTTAGGAGCATTTACTTTGCTTGGATCAGTAATACCTTCTGGAATTACCAAAACATCACCTATTTGAATTTGATCTGTTGTTAATCCATTTGCTTTTTTAATAGCGTCAACAGAGGTATCTAAGTCATTTGCAATACCAGATAAAGTATCACCAGATTCTACTTCAAATGTTGTTTTACCACCTTTTGAAAATGCACCAAATTCAAGTCCTTTAAATATATTTTCAGCTTCTTTTTCTCCTTCGTAAGCACTTACATCAAAGAAGAAGTTGTCTTCGTTTTTAAATGTATAATCACCTGATTTAATTTTTCTTATATCTTCCTTATAATTAGAAATTATTTCTTTGTACGCAGCTTCTTTGTCTTTTGGACTAGCATATTTTCCTATACTCCATTTATCTAGTTCCGACCTAAAGTGTTCATCTAAATCAAATTTTTGTTGAACATATTGACCTTTAACTTCAAGAGTAAACATTCCTCTTTGACTTAAAACTTTATCTCCTTGTTTTATAAGTCTTTTCAGTTCTGGTTTTGAATCAAACAAACCTTTATTACTATTTTTATCAACATAACTAAATAATCTATTGAAATTATCTACATCTTCTTTTGTTGCTGCTGGACCTAGAGTTTCCATAAAACCATATAAAGTTGTCTTTGCTGTCTGTTTATCTTTAAATTCACCATTGTTATATCTTTTGTGAAAGTTTAACCACCAAGCATCTACGTTGTAATTTAAGTCTGCGTATGATTCTTTTATAAAATCAATTTGTTCTGGGTAATCTTTTGTTAAAGAACTTATAATATTTGCATTTTTTTTAATAACTTTAAAACTTTTAGTATTGTAATCCAGTTGAGAAAGTCTACTATTTATATCTTCTTGTTCTGATAATTCTGCAAATTTAACTTCTTCTTCTTTTTTATCATTTATAACTTTAAAAACGTCTTTTAGCATTACATTAAAACTACCATCTTTATCTGTAAAATTACCTAATCTAGTTTGTTGCGGTCCTACTTTTAATTCTTTTACAAAGTCAATAAGATCATATATTTCTGCTTCTGCTTCAATCCAATCTAATTCACCATCTTCATATTCACTAATAATTGAATTAATATTATTCTTTGTATAATCAACAATTTTACTAGGTGATACGCTGTCTGTTAAACCATAAGTAACTATATCATTAATATTATTTTGAACATTGTTTAACTTGACAAATTTGTCATTTATATCGTCATTATCTTCGTTAATACTTCTGAAGTTTATAAGTATAGAATCACTAAAACTATTTTCAAATATACCAATTTTTTGTTCTGATCTTTTTTCTTGGTGATCTTTAAAAACTTCTTGTAGAGCTAAGTTTTGACTTGGAAAGAAATGTTCATTTAATATTTCTGGTCTTATACCTTTTGTGTCTGTTAGTTGTGTTGTATTAAATTCTGACAAAGCTTGCTCAAATTCTTTTGACCCAACACCAAATTGACTTAATGGCATAGGAACTACACCATTTTCAGTTTCAAATTGAACAACGTATTTATCAAAAAAATCTTTAGTTTTTGCTTTTGATGAATTACCTAAATTAATTGCTAGTTGTTTTTCTATTCCATACTGTGTGTATATATTTCCACCAATAAAATTTCTAGCAAATCTTTTGCCTTCTTTTTTTTCTAATTCTTTTTTTATTTTGTTTATTTCTGTAGGAGTAGAACTTAAGATTTGATTTTGACCTTCTAATATACCTTTCTGTTTTTCTTTTTCAATTACATTACCTAAGTATTGTTGTAAAACAGGATTAACAGTAGATAAAGCTTGTGCTAAATCCATCATTCCAGTTTTAGGTAAAACAGTTAAAGGTTTAACAAAAGTATCTACAGGTTTTCTAAAACTTTCCCCTGCTGTACTTTGAAAATTTGTAGTGCCTACTTGTAAAACCATAATTATCCGTCAGGCATTGCTGCAAGAGCCATTGTAGTACCTTGAGTACCAATGTTTAACAAGGTCTGACCTAGTGTTGGTATGGCATTATAAGCTGCATTTATATTACTTTGTAATTGATTTCTTGTACTTGCAAATTGTGACTCTGTTGATTCAATATTAAACAAGTATTGTCTTTGCATTGATTCAATACTTTGATTTATCTTTTCTCTGTAATTAGCAGCTTGTCTTTCTTGATCCATTAATAATAATCCTACAGTTGAACCAGCTTGCTCTGAAGCTATTATAGCTGAACGTGCTTGTAAAGCATCAATATTTTTAGCAAATACATCTTGTGCTGCAAACTTTTCTTCGTCTGCTTTCTTTTCAGCTAAAGCTAATTGTTGTTGTCTTTTATTTTCTTCTGCTGACCTGTTAGCTATTAATGCTTGGTTATAAGTTTGTCTAGCTGCACTTTGAGCAGCAGCCCTACCAACAAAAGCATTGGCAGCAGTAAGACCCAAGCCTATATTAAATGTTGTTGCAGCAGACAGGCCAAGTAATCCTGTACCTGCTGCTGTAGAACCTGCTCCTAATAATGCAGCACCAACACACATTTAAGCTATCCTCAGAAATTCGTAAAAAGGTTTTTTTTGTTGACCATAACTCTCATGTAACTTTACAAATGTAAACCCAAGAGCTTTTAACCATTTTATAGCAGAAGTGTTTTCTGCATATACATAATTATAAAGTAGATTATCAACCCATTTTCTGCCTTGTCGTATTAATTGTATTCTATATTTTTTATTATCAAACAACTCATCTGTAGCAACACACCATATACAACCATCTTTCTGTACTCCACATAAACCTATAGGCTGTCCATCATCATCAGCAATAGTCATATTAGTCTTACTACCCAAGAAGGTATAACTAAGAGCATCTTCTGGACTCAAGCCTGTTTGATATAAAGCTTCAATTTTATCCATAACTCTCATGTTTTCTACTACATATTTAAAATCTTCTAATTTTGATTTTCTTAAATATCCCATTATATTCTCTTACTCCTTAGATGAAAAGTACCTTCAAATTCTGCACTAGCTAAACGTGTAGGAAGAAACGTATTGTTTTTTATATCTATTTCTACTCTGTCAGATTTACTCATTATTGGTACTTTAAATGTACCTGTATCTAAATTTATCTGTCCAATAGCAGCAGACGCAGCACCAAGCAAACGACCAGTAAATTTATGAGTACTTGTATCTCTATTCTCAGGTGTTACTTCTACTTTAAAGAATCCAGCATCTTCATAGTTTATATAAAAATGATGTATTTGTAGTCTTGTTCCTACATATTCAGGAGTACCAGCACCTTGTTCTGTAAGTCTTTGTTTGCTAAATCTATAGTGCATTTCATAAGGTTCGCCAATAATAAATTTACTATTTCTATAATCTCCTATAGCTGTAATTGTAGAAGTAGATCCATTTGTAGTATTAGAAGTGCTTATAACTTGACCTGATGTAAGATTTTTTGTATTACCTTGAGCATCTACAAAAGTACTTGTTTCTCCACTACCTAAATATCTACCAACAATATTCATGCCTGCTCTTAATCTGTATGGAACTGTAAAAGTAGATAGACCAGTACCAGAGCTATAAGATACTGAAACTCCTGTAGTTGCTTCAGTTACCTTATGGTCAAGATGATATTCAAAACTAGCATTAGGTTCTCTGAACTCAGTTTCAAATGGTATCTTTTCTAGAGTTACTTTATTAGCTTCTTCTATAACAGCAAACAAATCTGTACCAATAAAATCTATATTTAAAATAGATCTGTTTGTATTGATTGTATAAGTAAACCAAGCACTTAAAGCTTTCTGTCCATTCTCTCCATATAACCATCTATATACATATAATTTGTTGGCATTGTCTGAACCTAAGACTACAAGAATATCTTGGTTAGTAGATACTGCCATCTTAAATACGTTACTTGGTATAAGTCTTGGGACATGAATAGTGACGTTTGCTGCATCTCTTATCTGTGATTCTCCTTGTAAAATATATTCTCTTATACCTGCAAAAGTACCCTTTAAAGTTAAAAAGTAAATAGAAGAACCAGAACCTACAGGCTGTGCAGCAGAACTACTTTCAAATTCAGTTGCTACGATCACGTTAGCTGTTTTAGGAGTAAGGTTATCTGCTGAACTGGTTAATACAAACTGCGTCTGTTCAGAAAATAATATAAGTTTTTCTCCCATAGTTACTGCACTTTTTAAGATCGCAACTTTTGTATGAGAAGCAGCTACATCTATGGGTTCATTATCTAAAACAGATACAACTGTTTCAGGAAAGAAGTTAAAAAATTCTGATACTCTTGAAAGTATTACATTATCACCTGCAAGAAATCCAAGTCTGTTTCTAAAGAAAAATACATTATTAATTTTACTACCAATAAAAGAAGGATCAGGTGCAGATACAATATCACCAACAGTTCTTTCTCCCCATTTAGGTAGGGTATAACTTACTCCTGATAATGTATAGCTATCGCCATCTACCTTTGCAAATCTAAAATCACCATCTGCCTGACGGATAAGAACGTGTGGCATTGTTGCATAGTCAAATTTAAAAGGTATGCCAGCTTCTACAGTTTCTTCCCATTGCCCTTCTTCAAAAGAGTTACCATTATTAGTAACAAATTTAACGTAGTAGTTATCAAAGTTTGTACCGTCATCTCCTTTTATTTCCACAATATAACCATTAGGAGAAACAGTAGGTAGATCAGTAAACCTTTGTACTGAGTCTTTTATTATTGTCATCTTAGTATCGCCTTGAGTATCACTACCATCTATAGAAAAATTAGAATTATCATTCTTTCTTACATATAAAACAGGACCATTTCTTTCAATAGTAAAACCAGTAAGACCTGCATCAAGACCTGTTTTTAAATCGGCTGCTACTGTATCTGTACTTAAAGTAGAATCTCCATCTGTATTATCTGTAACTGTAACTCCATCTATCGTTATAGAATAAGTTGTCTTAGAAGTTGCTTGGTTTATAAATATAATTGCTTTTGTACCAGTACCACCGCTAAGTGTAGAGTCCATAGCTGCTGTGATACTTGTATTAACAACAAAAGTAAAGTCAGCAATAGTAACTGTCTTCATTACACTTCTAGGTGTAGAGGTGTTTAAGTAAGCAGTACCATCAGGTTTGTTTACAGTCTTTTCAGTACCATCTAATTCAAATACTCTTACATTACCATTACTAAATATTGCTACATATCTTTCGCTTGCATCTCTATTAATAGTTTGTATGTGAACATTACCAAGAGTAGAAGAAGATAAAGCTGTTACATATTGAAAACCACTTCGTTTTGTAAGACCAAGAACAGGGTTACTATCAGCATTATCTTGTATATCAGCATGATCTGGCTGCTTTAAAGCATCAGAAGACTGTGATATACCTCTTAATAATGTAGGTATAGCTCTTGATATAACAGGCATAGCTATCTAATTAATGCACTAGAAGGATTGTAAGTATCAAAGATACTGGTAAGAGAAGGATCTCCTCTTAATAAGTTGTGATCTGCATTTGCATAATCTGTCTCTGTAAGTATAGTTCTTGCTCTGATTTCATCTTCTTGTGTATATGTTCTTAGTCCTTGATCTCCTACTAACCTGTCAACAAATACTCTTGCAGCTTTGATATTGATATATCTTCTTGCCTGTTCTGGTATCTCATCAAAAGTTCTAAAATAAACAACAGTACAAATCAAGTCTTCATCAAATTCATACTTATTATTTTGTCTATCATATAGTTTTAATCCACGTTGTATAGGATCAATAGTTGGGTGTTGATGTATATTTGCATCTACTCTTAATATATTTGCTGGCAAGCTTATCTGATTAGATCCATCTCTTGTAAGAGTTACATCTATCTCAGTATTAAAAGACCAACCTTCTGATTGCACTTCTTTATTAAATTCAGCAAGAGTTGATCTAGCAGTCACAGCATCTACTGGAAGTGTGCCTGTCAAACTATTTATTGGAGCTTCTGCAATAGCAGCCAACATTATGTTGATTGCTTCAAGCTCAGTGGTTGCAGCTACAGCCATTGTTTAATACTTTTTTATTTTAAGTGAATCTCTTTCACCTTTTTTCTTTTTATTTTTTTTAGTAATTTTGTAAGCTTTTCCTTCTGGCATGATAAAAAAAAGGGTATCTAATAATAAGATACCCTATAAATTGAAATTAAGAAGCAGATAGCTTAATAGTAGCTGCACATTCTGGTCTTAGGATTCCATGACCAAGAGCATACTTAGCAACCATTAATGTACCTTGATACATAATTCCGTAGTCAGA